TGGACCTCACTTTCACAGATCAATGACGCGGCGGCGCTGGTAGGGACGTTGCTGGGCATCGCGTTTTTGCTTTGGCGCTGGCATCGCGAGGCGAACAAGGAGCCGTGATTTGACGGCCATCGCTTAGGCGATGGAACCCGTTATCACTTTCTCAGCCTCCGCCGGCGTCATCGATGCCGAGGCCGGTATCATTCGCGGCGTATCGCTGATCACCAAAGGGCCGGCGCTGGGTCATGGCGTCATGATTGACGACAAGACGCTGGAGCAGGTGAAGACCGCAGCCGAGCAATACGCGGGCGGGCTCAAGGTGAAATTGAACCACAGCGGCGGAGCAGGCGACATCATCGGCTACATCGACGCGCTGCGCATCAGCGGTGAAAAGCTGCTCGGGGATTTGCACCTTCTGCAAACCTCGCCGCATCGCGCTTACATTTTGGAGATCGCCGAGCGGATTCCCGACACGTTCGGGCTCTCGATTGCGTTCTCGGGTCCGTCCGAAAAGAGCGCGGACAAGCTCACGACTTTGCAACGGTGCTCGGAAATTTACTCGGTCGATCTCGTCAGCGAACCCGCTGCGAACCCGAACGGATTTTTTGCGCGCAAACTCAAACAATTTGAGAGCGACGCCAGCGAGTCGCCGGAAGCAGAAATCAAAATCGAAATTCCTATGAACGACGAAATGAAGAAAGCCATCGAAGGCATGATTCAGTCTGCCATGATGGCCATGAACGAAAAAGTCGCGAAGCTCGAAGCAGCTCTCGCTCCGAAAGAAGACAAGTCTGCCGCCATGAGCGCGCAGAACGAAGTCGTGCAGCTCGCCGCGAACACCGCTGCGCTCGCTGCCGTCAAAGAATTTGCCAAGTCCTTCGGTGCGCCAGCCGCTCCGATTGCCTCGGCCGAAGCAGTCAAACCAGTCGCAAAGGTCGAGAAGTTCGAGGATGTCGTCGCAGCCAAAGCCACCGAGCTAAAGGGTGACAAATCCTCGGCCATCACTTTCGCAATCAAAAACCACGCCGACCTCTACGCTGCCTACCGCGCACGCGTTCAAGCCGGCGAACTCGTCAAACTCTAATCCAAAACTACCATGGCCACTTCATTCAATCACACCGGGACCTTCTTGGCTAATTCGGCCATCACGGCCTTCCGGCTCGTAACGATTTCCAGCAACCGAGGCGTCGGTCTTGCAGCCACCGCCTCTCTGCCTGACGGCGTTGCAACGATTGACGCCGCTTCCGGCGATCAAATCACCGTCGAATTCCTCGGCGGCACCACCATCAAAGCAACCTTGCTCGCCGGTCCAGTGACCGTCGGCGACACGCTTTTCTCCACCGCCAACGGAACCGTTGCCATCACCGGCACGATCACGGTCGGCAAATCTCTCAGCACCGCTTCGGACGCATCTACGATCATCGAGATGCTTCCCAAGAACATCTAATCCTCAAAAATAAATTACCATGTACAGCAATTCAGCAGCAATTTTCCGTGGCGACATCGCTGGCGTAGTTGAGCAGGCAAAAGACTTCGAGGCCGGTCTGATCGGCACCCAAGTCATGCCAATCCTCGACGTGCCAGTGCGCGCCGGCCAATACCCATCGTTTGTTCTCAAAGAGGGCCAGCTCCTTAAGAGCGACATTAAGAACCGCGCTCCATACAGCGATTACGCTCGTGGCACCCGCGCCTTCACCCAAGACACCTACACCGCTCTGGAATACGGCTACGAAGAGGCGGTTGACGATACCGTCACCCTCGACGTTGCCCGCTTCTTCGATGCCGAGGTGATGGCCGCAAAACTCGCCAAGCGCAAACTCTTGCTCGCGCACGAGCTTCGCGTCGCCGCGAAAATCTTCGATACCGGCGCGTTCACCTCGACCAACTCTGGCACCGCTTACACGACCGCCAATCTGGCGACCTTCGATGTCGGTCAGGACGTTCAGGAGGCTCTTGACCGGATGCTTGCTCGCGGCGAGTCCACGACCAACACCCGCGTTGTCATCCCATACCCAGTCTGGACCCGCGTGCGCGCTTCCACGAAATTCCAAAACCGTTTGCGCGGCACCGGTCTTTCGTCCGACACCATCCTCAACGCCAGCACCCAAGCAGCCGCCGAAGTGTTCGGCGTCGCCGAGGTTCTGATCGGTCGCGCTTCCTACGACAGCGCACCCGAGGGCATCGCCTTCTCTGCGGCAAACGTCTGGGCTAACACCTACATTTGGGTGGGCTCGGTCACGCAGGCTTCGGCTGGCTACTTTGGTGGCGGCGCAGGCTTCACGCTCAACTGGTCCGAATACGGTCCAGCCATCGGCGTCTCGACCTACCGCGAAGAGAAGATCAAGTCGAACATCGTTCGCGCCTCGCAATATACCGCCGAGAAGATCGTGAACTCGAACGCTGGTCAGCTCATCGCAACTCAGTATTCCTAATCTTAACTAGGTTAGGAAAAACAGCCTCACGCTTCACGGCGTGGGGCTTTTTGTTTTGACCGGTCCGAGCGATCAGCAAGACCTGAGCAACACACAACGACGATCATGATACTTTCGCTTTGCGTAATTACGGGAAACGAGGCGGCACAAATCGGCGCGATGCTCGACAGCTTTGACGGCGTGATTGACGAGGTTTCACTCGTTCGCGCGATCGGCTCGCAGGAACCAGACGGCACCGATCAGATCGTCCGCGACTGGTGCGCGGAGCACTCGGTCGGATTCATCTTCTCGGAATACAAGAACGGCGCCACGGCGCAGGCATGGAAGCACGTCGATTCGTTCGCCCGAGCGCGCAATCAAGCGTTCGCGCAGGCGTGCGGCGATTGGCTGATTTGGGCCGACTGCGACGACGTGATTGCGGACGCCGAGAAGCTGCGGGACAGGCTCGCCGAGCTATCGGACGACGTGCTCATGATTCGTTGTCCCTACGACGTGCGCGGGACCGGGAAGAAGCTGCACCGCGAGCGGATCGTCCGGCGCAGCGCATTTGCGAGCGGGCGCATCTGGCATCACGACGTGCACGAGAATCTACTCCTACTTCCGAACGACCGGCATTTCGACTGGTCAACACCGGTCTGGCACCATCAGCCGATTGCAATCAAGCAGGACAACCGAAAGCGCAACCTCGCGATCCTCGGGCGCAGCGTTGCCGAGTCCGCGACGCAGTATTTCTACATCCACCAAGAACACTATTGCGCCGGCAACAAGACCGCAGCGGAGCAGTTCGGACGCATTGCTCTCAGCTTCCCGAACCTCGACGATTCGTTCCGCTACGAGGTTGGGCTCAACCTTGCGCGGCTCGTCGCTTCGCGGCGCGAGGCGATGCAGTTCGCAATGTCGGCGCACGGCGTTTTCCCGTGGTGCCGTGAGGCCATCGCGTCGATTATCCTGCTGGCGTTCGAGCGCAACGACGGCAAGCGAGCGAGCTTCTGGGCGTCGCGGATGCTCGCGCTTCCCGAGCCGAACGAGAAAGACCGTCCGTGGACTCACGAAGTTAAATGGTATGGCTGGGCCGGTCACGATCTCGCTGCGCGGGCCTATCGTCTCGCCGGCCAACTGAGCGACGCGGCGGCGTTGCAGCTCGTGTTTCACAAGCACACCCAGCCAAAGATCCGGCTGACGCAAAAGACGCTCGGCAACTCGACCAAATCGGTTGCGTTCCGTGACGCTTGGCTCTCGACGGCGGCGCAGCCGGAGCGCATCGAACACCGCTTTCTCGTGCGTGCCGACGATGTCGAGACGATGGGGATGGCGAAGCAGTTTCTGCACGACGTAGGCGAGCCGAGCGCAGCCGAGCCGGGCGTGATTCAGATCAACGCCGAAGACGGCATGGTTGCGCCGCACGGCTGGGACGAGCGAATCCTTGCGAGCGGCTGCACGTTAATCGACGCGGAGAACATCGAGCAAATTCTGGGGGCGAAAAAAGCATGATTCCCGAGCCGGCCATTGTCGTCTGCACGACTAACGCACGCTGCCTCGACGTGCTTAAGGCGTCGGTCAAAGCCTACGTGCCGCGCAACATTCGCACCTACTATTTCCACGGCGTCGGCGCGACATTCGGCGAGGCTTACAACCACGCGGCGGGCATCGCGTTCAAGGAGCACGACCAGATCGTCATCTGCAACGATGACATCGTGTTTACACCGACGACGTGGCGGACGCTTCTGGCCGACGTTGCGCTGCTCAAGGACGCCGTCGCCGATCTCGGCTACGTCGCAGCACGCTCGGACTACGCGCGCGGCGCGCAGAACATCCGATGCGGCACCGGGCGCTTGGACTTTCTGCGATTCGAGAGCGAGCGAAGCATTGTCGAGACGCCGGTGATCGCTCCGATTTGCGCGTGGATCCACCGCGACTCGTGGGTCGATTTCCCGCCGATCAACTGGTTTTCTGACGACGTGCAATGTGCGGACATGAAGCGCCGGCATTTCGTCTCGCGGGCCTACGTGCACCACGTCGGCTCTCAGACGTGCGGCAACGACGCGGCCAAGTGCATGGCCGATGCTGAGCCGTGGATCAAAGCGAACCGGCCGGCGCTGCACGCGCAGCACTTCGGCACGGTTTGACGATTCGCGCAATTGTATGGCCGCCGTTCGAGACTTCGACCCGACGCAAATCAACTCCGACTTTTCGGCGATACTCGCGCAGGCCGGCGTCTCGTTCACGTATCAGGGCGCAAGCATTACGGGCGTCTGGTCATCTTCGCGCAACGCGTTTGCTGAGTTCGAGGACCAACGCAGGGACGATTCGCGGTTCACCGTGTTCCTGCTCACGACAAGCGTAAGCGCCGTTCCGCAGGTCACGCAGACGCTTTCCCGAGCCGGCATCACCTATTTCATCGACCGAGTCATGCTCGACGCCGAGGGCGCGGGATGTGAAATCGAAGTGCAAAAGTCGATATGATCGAAATCGAAGCCAGTTTCTCGCGGCTAGAATTCCAGCTAGCGAAGCTCGCCAACGCGGCAAAAGTTGACCTCGGGCTGGTCATCAAGGAGGAGGCGAAATACGCGATCCAGACCATCGTCAAATTCACGCCGCCCAAGAGCAAGCAGCAGGGCGCGAACGCGGTGCGGGCTGACTTTTCGAGACTGGCTGAGCCGCTTGTTTACCAAGACCTGCAGGCCAAGGCGACCAAGGGCGGATTCTACACATCGATGGCGCGTTACGTGCGCAACCGGCAGGTCGAGAAACTGCGGGCGCTTCTGCGCAACCCGAAGCTTTCGCACTATTACGGGATGAGACTTTTGGAAAACGAGGACGCGCTGCGCCTCGAGCATCGGCGCAAACAAAACGCTCGCGGGAGAATCACCGGCAAGCCGGACCAACTCGCGTTCGGCAGCGACTTCAAAAAATACCGCAATGAGATCGAGGGACGCGTCGGCTGGACGGTCTCAGGCTGGAACTCGTCGGCAAAAGTCGCCGGTGCGCGATACAAGAAATTCAGCGATAAGCTCAAGCCGCAGGCGAGCGGCAACAAGTTGTTCGGCTCGGTGCAATCCAGCTTCGGTCCGCAGCCGTTCATCAAAGCTACGGCGCACAACGTGAAGATCCCAAATTATCAGCGCATGATCGACGGCGCGATCAACTCGCGGATCAAAACGACTACGAAGAAAGTCGCCGCAGTTCTCGCCAATCGAGCCGTGAATCTTGGCTTCACCCGCGTCGGCGGCGCGATGCCAATCAAAACAGCAGCATGAGCACCCGCACAAACATCCGCAACGCCACCGCCAACGCATTGACCGGCGCTCTCGTCGTTCCGACCGCGAACATCTTGCGCGGGCGCAACAACACGATTGCGAGCGTCAGCTTTCCGGCCGCTGCCGTTTACGCGGTCAGCGAGCAGATCGAAGTGCGAACGCTCGGGCCGAGCAACCGCACGCAATACCGGCAGTTGCAGCTCGTGGTGGATTACTTTATCGCCGAGAGCGGCACGTATCTGATCGATGACCTTTTCGACACCGGCAGCGCAGCGGTCGAGGCGGCGGTGCTCGCGGACGTTACGCTGGGCGGGCAGTGTCAGGATCTGCATTTGACGAGCGTCGAATATACGATCGAGCCAGACGAAGACCGGCGCTTCGGCTCGGCTCGGCACACTTTCAACTGCATTTATTTTTCAACCGACTAAAACATCATGGCTACCAAACTAGGACGCGACGGGCTGATTAAAATCTCGTCAACCACCATCGGCGAGCTTCGCAACTACGCTCTGACTCACACTTCCGACACCGTTGAGGACTCCGTTCTCGGCGACACCTACCGCACCCGGCTTGCATCCATGAAAACTTGGAGCGCGTCGGGCGATCTTTACTGGGACGAGGGCGACGCCGGTCAGCTCCTCATCACCATCGGAAGCTCGGTCACGCTGAACCTTTACCCAGAGGGCGCAAGCACCGGCGACGTTTACTACTCCGGCGCCGCCATCGTGACCCAGTTTAACGTCTCCGCGTCATTCGACGGCATTATCGAGGGCTCGATCGCCTTCGAGGGCAACGGTCCGTTGAGCACGCTCACGGCTTAATTTAGCAGGCAAAACACACACAACACACATGGACGCAATCGACCTCGTCAGAGAACACTTCGCCTCACTCGGCACGCGCAAAATCGACGTGCCGGAGTGGAAGCTAGTCGTGCACGCAACGCCGGTCACGCTCTCGGAAAAAAACCGGCTCTATCGGCGCAGCAAAGAAAACGACATGGAGCTGCTCGTGGACATCCTGATT